TGTTTATCTCATCATAAGTGCTTCAGCTTCACGCCTACGCGTTAAACCACGCATCACACGTCCGCGTGCCTTGTTCCACTTCACGCACTCCTCGCGCGCACCTGCCCAATCGCCTGCGTCGATGCGTCGCTTAAACGTTGAGATCCGATAGTTCCCTAACCCGCAATTGTATGCCCACGACAGGACAGCTGCGAATCGGCGTGGCGCGGCGGAAACAAGCCTCGGTGATAGTTTGATGAGTCCTGTGGCAAAGTGAATTAGGTGAGCCTCTAAGCGTTTCTCGCATTCCGCCATCGACCAAACGGTTGTTGGCGTTACGTCTGGGCCTGTTGTCCCGAACCCTATCGTGTAAGGATCGCCATTGGAACCGGGATCGGGATACGCGGCAACCATACCGTTTGGCAATACCTTAGCGCAGCCCTCAAACGGAACCACCAGTAAGTCTTTGGCGATTTTGATGGCCTCTTTCATTGTTTCTGGTACTTCTCAATGGATCGGCCAACAAACCAGAATGACACGCACATGGTGAAAAGACCAAAGTCATCCGAGTCCCATGATTGGTTTAACACGTCCTGCCAACTCGCTTGCGATTCAAACGCTAGATAGATGGCGGCAACCTTCACGGCTGCGTACATAAAGAAAAGCGACCAGGTGATACCGGGACGCACTAGCGCGGATATGGCCGCCACGAACCATCCAGCTGATTTGGCGGTTTCGGCTTGCTCTTCAAATGCGGCCTTGATCGTATCAAGTTGCGCAATGGAATGGTCAACGTATTTCTCTTCCATCTTGAACTGACCGCGCATCTTCTCCAAATCGGTTTGGAGTTGAAACATATTCAGTTCGTGCTGCGGCAATGATTTCAACAGTTACTACTTCATCCACCGTTGTTGCATACTTACCCTCAACCCATGTCTTGTCAGAGTGGTTCCAGTTCCACTGATAACCTGCCCTGTCTGCTGGCTTTGGTGGCCGTACAACCCACTCATGCGACCACCAGATAACTTCCATACCTTCAGGGCAGTCCGGTGCATCAGGCACTTCAATCCAGCCCTCTGTACCGTCTGTGTGAGGCTTGGGAATACTTCCGTTTTTACTGTAGAGCATGGTGGGCCTCACTGTACTGGGAAGGGTGCGGTTGGGGATGCTGTGATCGTTCTGGCTACGCCTCGTGTGATGCGAAGGTCATCAATGTATCCATTGAAATCATTGTTTATAGTAGATTTTCCAATAAAAATCCCGCTTGCACTACCATCGTTTAATGATTTTGAATCGGTTAATGTCCCTGATGATGATGCAGTTCCGTTCAAATAAAAAGTAATAGCTGTGCCGGAGCGAACTAACGCAAAATAATACCAAGTGCCGCTACTCATAGTTGGCACTGTAAATTCTTTGTAAGCCTCGTTTGCCTGTCCGTCATATGAAGCCCAAGCAACTGATGTTGTGCTTGTAATTCTTAGAATCCAATTACCATTAAAACCAGCTGTATAATACTTTTGAGAAGATACTAACGATGAAGTGTTAGGAGTCCCATTAAAATTAAACCACCCCTCAATCGTAAAATTTCCTGTTCCGAAAGCATAAAGATTATTTGCTGGCGTTAATAAATAATCACTCGTCCCATCAAACGCAATCGACCCACCACCCCACTTGCTCTGTGTTGTGCTGATCTGAGCATTCCCAACAGTCTCCAGCACATTCTTGGCAGTGGCATCGACAACACCAGCGTTGGTGAAGTTGAGGAGGAGTTGGGTTCCTGAGATTGTGCTTAACGGAGCTGTCGGAAGCGAAATTGTTTGTACTGAGTTATCAATACGGAAATTGCTTGTATAGCCGTTAAAGTTATAAGCAGTGTTATTTGGCAGGCGGCCAAAATTGCCGACATAAGTTGCGTTTGATGATGATGGAGTGTTTCCGGTTTTTGTTGCAGTTCCAGCAGCAACTCCATTGATATAAAACTTTGCGTTATCGCTACCTAATGATTGATCATAAGTTACTGCAACATGCTGCCATGTATTTGCACGAATTAAAGCGGATGAGCCGGAATCAATTACAGTAGATCCGCCTACCCCTCTTGCTATAAACAATTGCAATGAAGCTACCGATGAAGATGAATAATTTACATAGAACCCCATACCTATATCAGTTGAGCCTGTTGCTGTTGCAAATAAGGTTGAAAGAGATCCCGATCCAGGCAATGCAAGCGGATATATCCAACCTTGAATTGTGAATGTCGCAGTTGTGTTGTGCATGAAGTTAAAACTGCTTGTTGTCCCTGCCTCTAAAAAGTCCCCCGTCCCATCAAAGTACCCGCTACCACCCACTGCTGATGCTGAGTAGGACTGTGTAGGGGCGAAGGGGGAGAAAGGGGTGATGGAGACGTTGCCGTTTGATGTAATTGTGTTTGGCGTAGAAGCGTTGTCAACAAAACGATTGCTTTGACAAATGAGTAATGTCGTATTCGTTACTGCTGTAAGCGGTGATGTGGGAACTGTAATACTGGTTTGTGTAGGGTCATAAACGGATGAACCCTTAACAAGTCTTAGGTTTGAAAGGTTTGAAGCCATCAGTAGCGCAGCACCACCTGCCCCATATGCGCTATCAGACCCAATATATGCAATAGCTTGAGCAAAGTTTTGTGTAACAGTTCCGGTAGCAACTCTAGAACCATTGAAATACATTGACGTTGTATTACCGCTGTTTCTGCAGATTGCAACGTGAGTCCATGTATTGAGAGTAGGGGCTGTGGCGTATGAAAGGTGATTGGTAACACCATAGGCTCTTAATACAAAAGCTGTCGATTGCCAACCAACCCAAAGACCACCCGAGCTAGCAGCAACAAAAATGGGTCGATCTACTGATGACCATGCGGCTGTTGGATATATCCAAAATTCAATACAAAACTGTCCTGCTTCAGGTGCCAAAGCAAGCGCACTTGGAATGGTTAATTGATTACTACCGCTAAAAGAAGCACCCCACCCAGTCTGGCTGAACGGCGAGAACGTGCCCTGCGTTGTGTTGCCGTTGCGGGTGATGGTGAAGGTATTGCTGGAACCGTCTAAGAACGTATTGTTCTGTGCGCCGTTAGTGCCGTTGCCTGGGAGGAGGAGCGAGACGAGGTTGAAGTACTGATCTTTGATCAGGCCGGACGTGAACCCATAAACGTTAGCAATGGCCGCGCCAAGTGTTGAAAGAACAGGCATATTCGCTGCTCCTTACGCAAACTTCGTTTGGGATGCAAGGATCGTGTAAGTGCTTGCAGCCGTTTTCACAATACTAAACACATAAGCGTCAATGGATGAAGCGTTACCTGCGGATGGTGCCGTGCCCTGCTGCCACTTCACGCTGACGTTCGTCGTTGTACCGTCAACTTGGAACCCTGTCGGGTAATACGCATTGGTGCCATTCGTTACGAGAAACGCGCAAGTAATGGATTGATTTGTGGTGATGAAGTTGTTAAGCGTTGTCGCTGCATCGCCACGAAAGTTAAACGTCCAGTTGGCGGAAGCGTTTGACGTGTAATAGTTAACGGCGCGCTCGGTAAGGTCAACGTTAACCGTTCCGGTTGCCGCGGTTGCTGAAACGTTTGCCGTTTCAACCACGGGCTTAATAACCATCTTCCCTGACGCTGTTATGGCGTCCGTTGTCGAATCGCCAAGCGTTACATTGCCTGATGCGGTAAGCGTTGTGAATGCACCGGCACCAGCAACGGTTTGACCAATTGATACACCGTTGATCGTTCCTGCGCCCGTCATGTTCCCGCCAAGCGCAAGCGTCTTACCTGATCCAACGTTTAAGCCAACGCTTGTACCGCTACCCGCTGATGCGAACAACGCATCGAGCGTATCCATATTCGTGTTGAGTTTGTAACCCCATGTGTCCGTTGACGCGCCAACTTCTGGCTTGGTAAGTGAAAGGTTGCTGGTTGTTGTATCGGCCATGATTTACCTCGTTAGGCGGCATCCCGCCATGGTGAATTGATTGGCGTCCATGTGTTGGACGGATCTGTGATGTTTGTCCAAGTGGTGGTAACAGGTGCAACAGGTTCCCATTTCAAACCGCCGTCGGCTGACATGCTTGTT